ATGGTTCTACGGTGACCCGCCGTACTGGCAGGAAGCCTTGGGCCGGTGGTCCATCGAGTACGGGGATGATTACGTCTTCGAGTACTGGACCAACAGGCCCATGAGGATGTGCGAGGCCACCGAGCGCTTTCATTCTGCCGTGGTCGTCGGCGACTTGAAGCACGACGGTGATCCGGGCCTCACCCGGCATTGCCTGAACGCCGTGACGAGGGAAGTTCCGCAGGGCCTTTTGGTCACCAAGGAATCTCCTCGTTCCAAGAAGAAGATTGACCTGGCCGTGTGCGCGATCCTCGCGTTCGAGGGCCGCGCCGACGCAATCGCCGATGGCCGCTTGCAGATCAAGCGCCGGCGTGTCATCGGCTTCTAGACCGGGCCGGCCGGGGCGTTGCCCCCGGTCGGCCTGCGCACTGCGCTGGCCCGTGCTGCCGTGCACCCGCGGGGTTACCGGGTGATTGTCGGGCCGACGTGAGGTCAGCGCATCCCGAGGGGGCCGCACCGCCCACGAGTAACCGGCCCCCGCCTTCGCGGGGGTGAGCCGAAAGGGGTTGAAAGCCCGTGCGGCCCCCTCCCCCCAACCTTTTGAGGTATCTGCTTGATTGTTCCCCCCAACGGATACACCGCCGTCGGCCCCCCGGAAACCCCGGTTGACTGGCTGGCGTACCTGCACGGCAAACTCACCAACCAGCTCCCGGACATGTGGCGGTACGCCCAGTACTACGAGGGGGAGCACCAGCGGCTCGCATTCTCTCAGGCCCGCTTCAAGGCCGAGTTCCGCGAGGTCTTCGAGAACTGGCGTGACAATTTCTGCGGCCTGATCATCGACTCCGCAACTGAGCGCATGGCCGTGGAGGGTTTCCGCATACCCGATACCCCGGGGTTCGACACGGACGCCCGGGACATGTGGCAGCGCAGCGGTATGGATGTCCTGTCGACCGGCGTGCACCTGGACGCGATGATCCAGGGCCGCGCGTACGTGCTGGTGTGGCAGGGGGCCGACGGGGAGCCGTCGATTCAGCCAGTGTCGGCTGAGGAGATGGTCGTGCAGTACAAGCCGGGGTCGCGTACCGAGCTGGAGGCGGCGGCGAGGTTTTTCCTCGATGACTGGGGCCGGCAGTGGGTGACGCTGTGGACCGAGGAGTACGTCTACGAGGTCAAGCGCGGTCAGACCGAGTGGGAGAACGGGACCAGGACTCCGAACGAACTCGGTGTCGTCCCGGTCGTCCCCTTCCATAACCGTTCTCGTCTCGCGGGTGACCCGTACTCAGATCTCGCCAACGTCATCCCTATTCAGTCGGCGATCAATAAGGTGACGGCTGACGCTCTCACCGCATCGGAGTTCGCCGCCTGGCCGCAGCGGTACGTCACCGGCCTGGAGATCACGGAGGACGACCAGGGCAATCCCATCGAGCCCTTCAAGGTCGCCGTCGACAAACTCTTGCAGGCCGAGGACCCGCAGGCCAGGTTCGGGCAGTTCGAAGCCGCCAGCCTGAGCAACTATTGCGACCTGGTAGGTCTCCTCCTACAGCACCTCAGTTCCATATCCAGGACCCCCAGTTACTACTTCCTGGTGAATGGCGGCCCCCCACCCTCCGGTGAGGCCATCATCAGTTCGGAGGCCGGGCTAGTCGCCAAGGTCCGTGAACGGATGCTGTACTTCGGGGAATCCTGGGAACAGGTCATGAGGTTGTGCTTCGCGATCAAGAAGGACAAACGGGCCAAGGAATTCGCCATGGAAACCGTCTGGCGAGACCCCGAATACCGGACCGAAGCCCAGCATATTGACGCCCTCCTCAAGCTTCAGCAGCTCAACGTTCCCGAAGAGCAGCTTTGGAGCGATGCGGGTTACACCCCCTCGCAGATCTCCACCTTCCGCGCCATGCGGAAGGAGGACGCGAAGGCGGCGGCGGAGATTCAGAAACTCGGCCCACAGCCGGAAAAGATCACTGGTGTGGGAAACACGCCGAACGAGGCGAAGGCCGCACGCATGGCGTCCAAGCCGCCGCAGGGTAATTCAGGTAACGCGAGCCGCAAGATCCACGAAATGAAGTGATGGAGATCAACATGAATGAGACCCCGAACGCCTCCACACCCGCTGACGGCGACACGGAGAGTACGCCGGTCACCCCGGCGGCACCCGACGGTGCCGCCGCAGAGCTGGAGCAGTGGAAGGCCCGGTTCGAGGCTGCCAGTCAGGAGCTGGAGCAGTTCCGCCAGTCGCAGATGACGGACCAGGAAAAGGCGCTGGCCCAGGCCCGCGCGGATGGCCGGCGGGAGACGCTTTCGGAGCTGTCGCCTTCGCTGGCCGAGGCCGAGATCCGCGCCCAGGCCGCGGTTGCGGGTGTCACGGTACAGACGGAAGCCCTGGACCTGAACCATTTCCTCGGCGAGGACGGCCGGCCCGACACCGATCGGATTGCGCGGTTCGTCGCCAAGGGGGACACAGTTTCCGCCGCACCCCTGCGGCTTCCTCAGCTCATGGGTGCCGGGTACCACCGGGGCGGACGCGGTGGCACCGCGAGCATGGATCCTGATGAGCTGGTCGACCATATCCACGGCGGCAAGATCTTCTAACCTCCCCGATTCTTTAGCAGCCCTCCTGCCCTGGGGGGCTTTTTTATTCCCTCCTGGAGGAGGCGCCTATGACTCTGACGACCCATCATCTGAATCTTGACCCCAAGCAGGTGACGATTGCCGCTCTGGGGCTGCTTGACCGCCAGCTCACCCTTGGCGGTATCCCGTCCCGTTATTCGGAGCTCTCCTTCACTGGCGGGCTCGGCGACGTCATCAACGTGAACCGGGAATCCCGCGGCATTCCGGTGCAGGCGTCCGGCATCACCGAGCCCATTTGGAACCCGGTGAAGGGTGACAACAACAAGTTCGCCGCGGCCTCTGACCGCCCGCTGCCGACGAATGACCGGCGGGCACCGGTCGGCTTCATCAACGAGTCGCGTTTTCCCGTCCGCCTGACCACGCTGGCACAGAACGCCACCACCCTGAGCATGGAACAGGTCGCCTTCGACCTGAAGCAGTTCGGCAGCCAGATTCTCACGAAGCTGACCCGCGGTTTTGCTGAATATTTTGATGACACCACTGCGAATTTCATCAAGGCGAACATCAACCGCACCGGCCTGAGCGCGGCGCAGAAGAAGGTGATCGGCGGAGACGTCGAGGTCACGATCCCTGTTGCCGACGGCACGGGCGAGAACATGAAGAAGCGTGCCCTCGGCCTTCGCACCGCCCTGGTGGATGCCCGCATGGCCATGAACCTGGCCAACGTGCCAGCCTCGGAGCGGTACCTGATCGCCGGCCCTGAGGTCGAAGCGATCCTCCTCAAGGATCCGGAATTCGTGGCCGTCGACTACTCCGGCGACACAAGTGCCCTTCGCCGCGCGGTTGTTGGCCGGATCTACGGCTTCGATATCGTGATTCACAACTCCTTCAGCCTTGAGATGTATCTCTTCCACAAGTCGGCGATGCTCCTGGTTTCCGCCTGCCCCGCGATCCCGATGGGTGCCGTGCAGGGCTCGGTGCAGAACATCAACGGCATCGCCACCCGGATGCTCATCGATTACGACTACGCCAAGAAGGCGGACACGATCGGCCTGGACACCATGTACGGCCTGGCGACGGTCAAGGAAGACCCCGATTACCAGGTGCGTGGCGTCGGCATCGGCGAGTCCTTCGTGCGCGGTCTGAAGATCTCCATCACCGAGAAGGCGCCCGCGCCGTCCGGCTCCTAACCCGGGAGCCACACGTGCCCGTGTCCGTTACCGATATCGAGATCCGGATGGGCCGCCTCTTCGAGGAGGCGGAGAAGCCGCGCGTCGAGGCGTTCATCGCGGACGCCGCCGCGCTGGTGCGGGACTACTGCGGGAGCCGGTATTCCGAGGACGCTCCGGGTATCCGGGCCGTGCTGTGCTCCGAGGTCATCCGCTGGCTGTCGATGCAGCCCGGCGTGGTCAGTGAACGCGTCGGCGACATGGAAGTCCAGTGGGGCGCGTCGGCGACTCAGTCCCTGTCACCGGCCGCCCGTGACGGCCTGCGCCGCTACCGCCGCCCCCTGGGCACCATCAGCCTGACCAGGGGCTGATGCCCGGTGCTCTTCACCGAACACGTGGAGGTGCACCGGGCTCCGCTCGCCCCGACCGCGTACACCAATCACCGCGACTGGCAGCAGGCGGTGAGGGTCTGGTCCGGGCGGGCGAGCGTGCAGCCGGACCGGTCCTTTGAGGCCCGTTCCCCGGCCCGGGAGACCGCGCAGGAACGGCTGGTGCTCTATCTGCCGGCGGGGGCGGATGTCGATTCCGCGGACCGGGTTCTGTGGCGGGGGCTGTGGTTCGAGGTCGACGGCGAGCCTGCCCGCTGGGCACAGGGTTCCCTGTCTCATGTCCGTATCCGTGCGTGGAGGGTGGTGCGATGAGCAAGTTCACCCTCCGGCTGACGGCCAACTGGGAAGATCCCCTTTTCTTGTCCCCGGAGATGCGGGACCTGGTGGAGCTGCACACGCTCAAGCTGACCGAGTCGGCGGTGTCGGCGGCCCCGGAGCCGAAGCGCCCGACCAAGGCGCACTGGAACACCATCCGCCACCACATCACGCCGCACCTGGCCTTGGGCCGGGCCGGCTGGTACGGGCAGGTCGTCATCGAGGTCGACGCCCGGCTCCGCCACGCGATGCTGCAAGAGCGTGGCTGGACCGACCGTAAGGGCCGTCCGCACGCGGGGCGCTGGTTCCTCAAGCGGGCCCTGGAGGAGGCGAGGGTCGAGTGACCGTTGACCCCGTCGAGGTGGTGGTCGTCTTCCTGCGGTCCGTCCCCGCCCTTCCTGCCGGGAGTGTCACCGGGGACCACGTCGGCCACCAGGCCGGCCAGCCCATGATCTACGTCGAGCACTCCGGTGGTTTCCGCATGGTCCGGGACCGCATGGACCGGGCCGACATCGACATCAG